TTGATGTAATACCATCAAGAGCATTTATCTCTGCTGCTGTAGCTGTAACTCCATCAAGAATATTAAGTTCGGCTGCTGTGGATGTTACTCCGTCTAATATGTTTAGTTCAGCAGCAGTAGAAGTAATAGCAGTACCATTAAAATTAATAGCATCTAAGTAAGCTGTACCATCAATGTAAATATCTTTCCATTCTTTTGAAGAGCTTCCTAAGTCATAAGTGTTATCTGTGTTTGGTATGACGTTTGAATCAATCTCTGCAGCTAAGTTAATGCTGTCAGTGTCTGCATCACCAAATGTAAGATTACCGGAGATAGTAGCGTTACCTGTGACTGTAAGATTACCACCCACACTTACATTACCTGTTGTGGTAACTGTATCTGTATAGGTATCTTTAAATCTTAAACTTGTTGTACCTAAATCAACATCACTGTCTGTAACAGGTATAATAGCACCATCGGATATGTATAACTGTTGTACAGGAGCTGAAGAGACTTCTACATAAAACTCAATAAAGTTATTGGTTGTATCTATCAGTACTTTGTTGTTCGGAGAAGTTTCTCCTGCATCACCTATCAGTCCTATAACAGGTCCTTCGGCTGTAGTGCCATCGTGTTTGTGCCCTGTAGAGTTGTGAAAAGCGTTTACAAGTTGGTTAAATTCGTTATTAAATAACGCTGCAGTAATTGTATCTCCGTCTGCAAACGAACTTTGTCTAGTGTAACTTGCCATGTTATGCGTTCTCCAATGTTGTGATTCTTTCTTCTAGTTCTTGTATAGTTTTTACAAGTAATGGAACAAGTTTTGCTTGGTCTATGCCTTGATAAACATTTGCTGTATGAGAAGCTTCCCATGTTGAATCAGATGGATATGTCTCATCTTCTTTACCTGCTATCCAATCATCTTCTTCTATGTCTCTTGCAATGACATTACCAACATTATTAATTACTACATTTGTAAGTGTTTCTGTAGCATCTTTAGTTCCTGTAATAGCTTCTGGGACTATGTCTTCAACTTCGTGAGCTAAGAAGCCATCTACTGTTGTTTCTGCATCTGCAATAAAATTAAATCTTGAAGGTTTAAGTTGTTTTAATCTCGTTGTAGCATCCCAGTCAGTTACTACATTTTCTTTTAATCTGTAGTCTGAAGATGTGTTGTAAGATGTGGTAGAGCCATTTGAGGAAACATAACCAGTCTGTGAACCATTGGCTATATATGAATGGTAATAGTAAGTACCACCTAAAGCAGTGGTTGCACTTGATGTCATTGTATAACCTGCACCTGTTGATTTTTCTACAGTAAATTTATCGTTTGCTGTAATTACAGATGTTCTTCCTATAAGTGTATCGCCCTCGCCCTTTATTGTCATTAAAGGACCAGCATTATTAATTCCACCTGCGAATATTATGTCTCTATAAACAGAAGTATGCGTTCTTGCTTGCATCACTAGATGACCAGCTTCTTGACTAAAATCACCTGAACCTGCTGCTGTTACAAATATTTTTGCACTTGCACCTGCATCTTCTGAAGCATCAACGTAAGTATCTCTTGAACTATTAATTTTGACTAAACCAGCCACATCTAACTTAGAATATGAAGATGGGCTACTCGTTCCAATTCCAACATTCCCAGAGCTATCAATAAGCATCCTAAGAGAATTGTTAGTTCCAAGAGCAAGGTTTCTTGCACCCTCTGTTTGAATATTAAGAGAATACGCACCTGCACCAGACAACAATCCTGCACCAGCAGAGTTTGCAACTCCTATATAGTGGTTGCCACCAGTGCTACTATATTTTTGATATACCTGAGATGTTCCTGTTGAAGCTGTTATTGTTAAAACTTCTGCATCACCTGTAATAGCTAAACTATCAAAATCTACTAGGCTGTCTGTTACTTTTGTTATTGCCATCTTTGTTTATCTCCTGCCTGAAGGTATAAAGTCTACGTAAAGACCATTAATTGTATATGGAGGTTTTGTATCCTCACTTATAAATGTAAAATTGTTACTGTGTCCACTACCTTGTAAAGGTACTCTTATCATTGGACTTTCTGCTCCACCAAATACGTTAGTACCAAATAAAGCATCACCAAATAAAGCTGGTGGATTAATACTACCTAAATCAAATAAATTAGGTGGTTGTGGTGTATCAGTATTACCATAATCAAATCTAACTTGGACATCTGGTTCTACAACACCTTCAGCACTTGAAGAGACTTTAAGGTAGTGTAAAGTTTTTAAAGTTCCTAAGTCTCCGTAGTCGTAGTCGGGTGTTCCGAATCGAGCAAGTATATTACTCCCATCAAAACTGTTACCTGAATCGTGTACATAAACGTAGCCATCAGTATCACCGTGATAATATTCTTCAATACCATTTTCGTTAAAACCCGAACCTATTTCTGTTACTTCTAAAGACCTTGTTTCCGACCACTGAAAACCATTAGGTCTTAATGTTCCTATAATTCCTCTTTGTTGATTTTTGTTCAAAGAGGTGTTTGTGTAAAATAATCTGTATTGTGACTTCTCCCTAATAACAACACTACTAATAATAAAGTTGTTAATAGATTCTGCTAAGTCTGTAAGTATAGGCTGTATAGCTTTACTAACAGTTCCTAACTCAACGTCTCCAATTCTTGCAGTACCAGCAACTGTTCTTAGTCCATCCGGTGCTAAGAATATCAAGTCACCAGCAATCTCTTGGATACTATAACCTGAAAGACAACCCACGTTTTCTGTGATGGGGTCTATTCTTGTATCAGAACTAACATTGATGTTTACAAGCTTATGAATACTGTTTTCTGCAAAGACAATTAAATCTTCACGGAAACCTTTAACTCCTACCACTTGGTCAGATATTGTTACTGAACCTGCTCCCGTTCCTGTAAAGTCAGTTGGGCTGTTGTAAACACTATAAAAAACTGTATTTAAATTATCCTCAACCCCAGCAGCTATTAAGTGATGGTCGTGTATTGCAATAAACTGAACGGACTTAGTTCCTGTTACTGTTATTTCTTCTGAAAAAAATGTTCTAGTATTTAATGCACCTGTACCTTCCATACGGAAGCTATAAAGTTTATTAGAACCATCAGCAATAATCAGTTGACCGTAATCAAAATTAGCTCCTTCAAATACTACAAACTGACATTGACCTTGATTAGTTCTAGTTAGTGTACTACGACCTGTAAAGGTTGAATAGTTATCACCACTGTTTGCTACAGAACTTTTATTTATTTCTAACCACGAAGTTCCATCTTGACTAAAATAAATACTTGTACCGGCAGCAACTACAACACCATCTGCATAAGTTGTAACACCTAATATATTAGTTATACCACCTGTTGGTTGTACTGCACTTCCACCACCAAACTTAGAAAATCCATTGATTCGTCTGTAACCACCTTCAATAGATACTTCAAAGTTTCGAAGTTCTCGTGCTACTCCCGGAGATTTAAGTAAGTCAATTTGATTTGCTGACTTTATTAATCCTCCGTCACAAGCAACGGTATAAGGTTGTGAACGTGCCATAAATTAAAAGTATCTTCTATCGTCTGTCATTGCACGAGGAGTAGGATTAATCAAATTAGATTTCATACTCTTCATAGCTTTTTTATAATCATCCATAGCAAAAGCTGCTTGTTGTGGAGATTCTTTAAACTGCCAAATATAATATCTTGTCTTAGCAGTTATGACATTCGTATATTGTTCAGGGAAGACAACTGTGTCTCCGTGTGCTGTAAGCTTTGTAGGCTTGTCAAATGCATAGAAGTGTATGTTATATACTTTATCAGGTATTGGACTTAATCCAAACTTCCTTGCATCAGGTGATTTAATAACAAACTTTGGTTCTCCATAAGATTGTGTATTAGCATCATCTTCGTTTTCACTGTCTCTGTAATATCTTTTCCAATCAGCTAAGTTTAAAAACTTTAATCCTCTAGAGACAAAAGGAGCTGATTCACCACTGACGTTAATCGTGGTTAAATAAAAATCATCCCAGTCTATCGAACCGTAATCATCTGCGATGCTTGAGCTACTAGCTTTGAGTTCATACCATCTAGTACCTGCTGTTGTAGCTACGGTTACGTTTCCATAGAAGGGGTCAGTTGCACCACTTTCACCTGCTGTGAAAAATGGTAACTGAGGTTCTTCATTTGCTATATCGAATATAGACTTGTTGATGGCATCCTTGACAAACTGTTGAAGTCCTACAGCGTTTGCAAAGTTTGCAGAAGTTAAAGGTATCTCATTGAGTTCTCTTAGTACTTCGTTAGTTAAATCTAGGTATGTTGTTGCCATTATTTCTTATGAGTTTTTTGAATTGGAAAGTTTGCTTCTAAACTAGCACCTTTATGCTTGACAAACTTACCAGTATGTTTCATTAGTTTATAACCACCTTTGGGTTGTTTCATCCAATGGTGTCCTTTGGGTGCTTTAACTTTCATTACTTAGGCATACACTTAGGCATTTCTCCAGACTT